TTGCCCCCTGTGACCCCACCCACTACCCGAGTCAAAGTCACCCTAAGGCTAGAGACCAAGGCAGCTCTGGAGCTCGTCGCTACCAGGCATGGGGTCAGTTTAAGCGAACTGCTGTCTACAGCCGCAGAGGAAAGATACTTAGGCTCTCAAAAGCCAGCCGAATCGTTAGACATCGTAATCGACTGGCTGACCCGGATAGAAGAGAAACTGGCTTCCCTAAGCGCTATACCTGGGCCTGTTTCTCCATCCCCCAGCCCACCAGCATCCCCCCAACCGCCCGACAAGCCTCAGAAGAAGCGGTGGGGCCCCAGACTTGGAGTCACAGGCTGTGCTAAGTCTGAGCCAACCTTGGACACGCCAAAACCCAGTGTGATGACCAGTCCCATTCAGGCGATTGATAAAGGACTGCCTGTCCATATCGATCACCTAATCGATCGCTGGGGCGGCGATAAGGCTTCAAAAGCTAGGCTCTGCCAGCTGGGCGGGCGTAAAGGCCATCTCTTCAAAGGCTCTATCACCCACGCTCAAACCGTTGAAGCTGTTACGAAAAATCTTGACCCAGAAAGCTTGCCTTGGTTTCCCACCAGCCAGGACAGAGACTTTTGGGTTCAGATGGACAGCTCAACGTTCGTGAAAACCATCCTAACGAAGCCATGACGAAATATACGATCAACTGCGGACGCTGCAAAGAAGATTTCACATCTACTTGTAAGGAAATGACAGCCTGTGACGCATGCATTCAAGCCATTGCTCAGAGAAGGCAAGAACGTTTGGACTACCATTACAAACGTTTGGACTACCATAAGGAAATACACCAGAAGCCAATAGAAGAAATAGCGAATCGCCTGCGTGTACAACCCAGCCAAGTACTAGGACTCTTTGACCTAATGGAATTGACTGTCCCAGATGAAGACTTTTGGACAGGGCTCCACGGTCAGTCCTGCCCAATTAAGCCAGAAAATTTGTCGTACGATACCGACCCCTCAGAAGTTTGAGTGCTTTACGCCCCTCGCCAATGACATGAGCGCGCGTCTCTTCTTCAACAGCCGTGAGGGGTAATATCAATCGTCCTAAAAAGCTCTGATGAACTTATTTAGGACGATTGATGGCTGCACGATTGGAGCAGGAGCACCCCCGCCCTGGCTGCTAACTGTGATAACTGGGGAGGTGTTCTGAGTTGTGATTCCAGTCGTCCTAGAAGAGATAGAAACCCCCGTTCCAGAGATGCCAATAGAGCCATTAACCGTCGCAGGATTTAAGGAAATACCTGTGGTGGTAGGTAGGATAAATGCCGTCTGTACAGGAAGATTGACATTAATCTGAGTCTCGATTACTGACTGAGCAGGGCCGGGGCCACCACCAGCATTACTTCTAGCCGTATGTTGGTGTCCAGGGTCATTAACCCCGTGATTGTGGGGAGACTGACTAAAGGCGTGAGCATGCCCAGGGTCACTGATTGGGTGAGTATGTCCAGGGTCATTCACCTCGTGGCTATGCGCTGTCTGACTAGCATTGTGCCCGTGAGGAGGCATTTGAGCGACCGTAAGGGTGACGGTTTCAGCGCCCGTCTTAGTACCTAAAGGACGGTTAGTTAAAACGCCATCAGTGCCAGCTCCAATCGTTACTCGTTGACGACAATCAGGAACTCGAAATGTCCCTAGAGGGTCGCCAATATTGTTGTAAGTAGTACCAATTGCCGTGTGAAGCAGAGGGTAAGCCGCAACAGCATAGCTTGTACCATCACACAGCAGCCAGCCTGTTTCAGGAGTACTCCGAGCAGATTCTTTAATATCCCCAATAGAGAAGATAGAAGTCGCTGAAATATTGACGGGCGTAACTTGTTCTACAGCCTGATACCGCAAATCTGAAAGGGTAGTAATCGCCCCGCCAGAGGTTACAAAATAGGCTAGGGGAACACAAAGCTGTGGGAAGGTTGCTCCCTGGACGACCGCGCCAGTGTCATCAATATAAATGCGCCCTGAGGTGTTATCAGGCAAGGTAATAGACCCAGCGCTGATGGCTACAGAGCTACCACTGGTAAGTAGTACTGCGGCAGAGGTGTAGCTTACTGATAGCCCCGAGACTTCGGTAATCTTGATTCGATTCTTCCAGTCATAGAACTGGGCTTTTATCTGGTCTGGTTCATCGTCTAACCAATCATCAATGACCTTCGGGCCATGTCCATATTCGTCTTCACCCGTCATCTGGGGAAACCCTGCGGCGTTGGCTAGTGAATCCTGCCAAACATCGCCTGTATTAAGTGTGGGCCTCATGCAATCAAATCCTTGTACTTAAAAAGAAGCCCGACTCAAGGCCGGGCGAGAAATCAAATTGGTTGTTGTTCGAGAACGCTTAAGCTGTTTCTGTGAACTCAAGCGTAAGGGAAGCTATTAGAGCATCTGCATCAACCGCAGGCACAGCTTCTATGTACACGCCTAAAATCGTGTCAGGTTGTGAGGAGGTATAAACCTGGTGCTTAAACAAGCGATCGTTCACTTCTGAATCGAGCGGGGTTGACCCTACGGTTAGCTGAACGTCTATCCCACTGCTGTTGACAATGCCAGCGCGAAAAGTCCAATCGGCGTAACCTGATAGACCTAGAATTCTTAGTCCTCTAATTAGGACTCCTGACGCAAAAGGTTTATTCATGAACCACTTGGTACTTGCAGTAATACCCTCAGCCTGAATGTTGAAGAGCTGAGCGGGCCTAATCCTTACAATCAACTCAGCATCGCTGGCAATGAGTTTCGCTACCCGCAGCGCGCTTGTGTCGAGGTTCGCATTGTTAATCCCAGTGGGAACTAGGCTTGCAAACTCGACGGTATCAACGTTTGGAACGATGGCGAAGAAGTCAATGATTGGGGCATCTTCGCCATCAATCGTGAATGTGAATTGGTAAGGAACGTTGTACGTTTCGCTCTCGGGTAATTCAATATCAACTTCACCAGCTGTGATATCAAACGCCACTTCGACCGGCAGATAGATGCTGTCGGGAATGGTCGAGTCATCAGTGATGTTATAGGCCAACCGCGCGGTCAAAGACCCAGCGAGGCCTGTCCCAGCTGAGTCAGCTAGGGTTCCTAAGATATTAGTCATTCTGGCCTGTGCCCTGTAAGAAATTCAGCTGGTTTGAATCGAAGTTATTGCGGTCGAGTACATCAACCAATTCACCGAGAATGTCTATGTTAGTTTCCTCGGTGAATATGAGGTTCAGCGCTGCATATAGCATCCAAGCTTCTCGATGCTGGTTGTTTATCACCGCCATCAAGTAGGTGAAGTAGTTTGGAGTAGCGTTCTGGAGCATCCAATGCAATAGAATAGGCCCTGTGTTCACGTCTTGAATTAGTTGGAGCCAATTAGGGATGTTGTTCATTGTTTTAAGCCACCTTTATAAACCATTCGATTTTTGTGCCATTCAGTAAGTTGACAGCGCTAGTTAAAGCCGTACCCCCACTGTTAGCACCAAAGCCAAAAGCTCGGACTTGCTGAATTTTATTGTTTGTGTAAATGTCTGTGTTTGACCATTGAGACCAGCGCACACCCTGAAAGTTGGCACCTAGAATAAGGCGTTCCTCACTGGTAGTCACGAACATTGCCCCACTGCCAGCAGCGGTAATTTTCCCCTCAACAGTAGACAAAGAGTTTTTGTTACCTGCATACAGGAAACCTCCGCCATCCCAGGCTCCTGAGAAACTGGCATAAGATACAGAAGCGCTAGCAAAGTTGTGGAAAGTAGCCGCACTAGCCCATTGACCCGTTTGGTTGTTTGTTAAGTCGTTGATTCTTATCAGCGCGCAATACGAATCTGTAGTGTTAGGTGCTGAAAGGTTGGTGATTCTAAACCTCACCTCATCTACATCTGAGCTGGTGTAGTTAGAACAAACTAAGTCTACAAGGGCGTCAGAAGCCCCAATAACATTTGTCTGTACTTTTCTCCAGCCAGACGCCTCTAGACTCTCTTGAACGAACTGAGTATTAGCAACTTTGTCGTCTTTAGTTCCAACAGCAACGTCAGGAACGACAGGGGAGCTGGTGAAAGTTTTGACACCATCAATGCTCTGGGCGCTAGTCGTTAGGCCGGTTACTGACTGAGGTTCATATCGAGAGTTTGCCGAAACGTAAACAAGAGTTTGACCGTCTGTAGGCGTGGCACTTTGAACAGCCGCTCCCTGAATCTTGAGAGCATCCCCCATCGTCGCCACAACGCCCGCGCTGCTGCGAGTTTTGAATTCCCCGCTTTGGGCATAGAGAATTACAGCGCTGGTTGGATTGGTCGTGGGAACAGTGGTGGCATTGTTGATGCCAATGATGCCGCCCGAACCGCCGCCAAAGGTCGTTGAGGTAGAGCCAATCTGAAGGCCAGGGCCAGTGAAATAGGCATTCTGTTGGGTAATAAACTGGCATTGGCTATCGAAGCGAGTTCTAACCGCGCTATCAGAACTACGACGCAGCTCAAACAGGTTCCCCCCACTCGTAGAATTCGCTTTTACAGAAAGACCCGAATCAGCATCATCATTCAGACGAATAGAGAGTTTTGCATCAGGAGCGGAAAAGTCTTCAGCCAAGATTAGCTCGCCCGCAGCGGTCAGACGTAGCTCAGCTGTTCCATCGTTTCTAATGTCCAGAAGATTTCCGGTGGTGCCACCCTCGGTTGCATCGATAAAGATGCCCTTAGCAGCAGTCCCCGTACCCTTCAAATCAATACTGAGACCGGAGGCGTTAGCGTCAGAGTCAGTAGGTTTTACGTGGGAGATCTTGAGGGTGCCGTGCGCTTCTTCCACACCCGTAATCTGAGCGCTGCTGAACTCGGTGTTCGAGCTAGAAATATTGATACCAGAGATGTTGTCGCCGGTTGTCGCCTGGCAGATAGCTGAAATGCTGTGCTGGCCACTGGTTGCGCCAGTAAAGACCGCATTGACACGCCCGCTGTTAACTTGCCCAGTGAAGGTTGAGACCCCTGTGACTGCGAGAGTACTGCCCAGCGAGGCAGCGCCAGTGAGAGTAGACGTACCAGCGACCGAGAGGTTGTTGCTTAAGGTCGCAGCGCCGGTCAGGGTGGTAGCCCCAGTAACGCCTAGAGTTCCGCCAACAGTCGCATTACCAGTTACAGCCAGGGTCGTGGACAGCGTGACAGCCTGAGCCACGCTGAGAGTGTTAGCTAGCGCAACAGCACCAGTCGAGCGAGTGACAGTGATAACAGCGGCTTTGGTGACACCATCATCATTGAGGCGGCTGATTACTAAATTTGAGCCAGCGTTAGAACCTGATTCAGCAACGTTATTTTTCTCGATAGCCCAGCGCTCGCTAGTGCCAGAAGCGAGACTTAGCCCAGCAGCAGTACCAGCGGCCTTGGTGATTCTAGGCCCGTCAGTGAATGTCTTAACACCCGCTACGCTCTGGTCGGTTCCAGTATTCACGTAGTCGCCAAGGGCGGTGAGAATCTCGGTTCTCAATTCCTCAACGTCTTCTACAGCTTCTTCTGCCACGGATGCGAAGATGTCGCCAAGATTGGTCTTTCTAACGGCCCCACCCTGGCTGATCGCTAGTTCGTCTGAATCGTTAATCGTAGTTGCAGGGTCAAGGTCGCCAATCTGACGAAGGATTACCTCGTCGCGGCTCAAGATGAAATCGGTCATGGATAGTCCTAAATTTGGAATGCTTCGCCAGCGGCGGTGTTGGGGGAGAGGAGGGTGATTTGGTCGCTATCGGTGAACCCTAGGACTTCAAAAGTCCTGAAGAATTCGTTGCTGAAGACGACCGTTTTCGTGCACCAGCAAGGGCCGAACAGCTTGTCCAGTCTGCGGGTTAGTGTCTCTTTAGGTGTTTTGTAATAGTCGTTGGGCAGCAGAATGGTGTAGTCCCAGGCGACGACGCCTAACTCGTCCCCAACCTCGTCCACGCCAATGATGAAGCTGGTGCCCTCTTGGATAATGTGCTTGATGTCAAAGGCGTTGAGAACAAAGCTCAGAGCTTGTGAGGTTCCTTTCAATGGCCAGATAAGGCTGAAGCTAGCGTTCAGCAGCGTGCGCTTGGCTTGGGTTGCCCAGGTCTTATCCCAGTAGGGCCCAGTGAACCCGCACAGCCCAGCGATGTAGTCGAGCCATTCAGGGTCACATTCGAGAGGATTGAGCTGTCGCCCTAGGTCATCAACCTTGTTGCGTATTTCAATGAACAGGTCGTCTGCCGGGCGTGTGAGCCAATCAGCAACAGGGTTCTCGCTGTAGCCTCCATTGACGCCTGGTGTAAGACCGTAGGCGGGCCGTGCCTGCTCGTACCAGCGCTCATAGACAGGATTAGAGGTCATCGCCAAGTCCTCTTACTAGCTCGAACAGATTCCCTGATTCATCAGCCAGAAACAACGCCATAGCTAAAGGCACCGGCATGCTGTAGGGCTCCGGCATATCCAAGTTGTTCGGCGTGTCATTCAGCAGGATGTAGTCGATCAATTTCACTCCAGCGACGAACCGCAGCTGGTGGCGAACCTCTTCGATAAACAAAGTCTCACCCGGCGTTTGGATGCTGGGCTCCAGATAGCTTTGGAACGCTTCCCACAGACTGTCAGCGACCTCATCAGCCGTGATGTCGTTGGTTATCTTGGCGTAAACACTTACGGTGACTTCCTCAACGTCCATCGAAGAAACGTGGAGGGTAGTCCCCAACAGAATTCGGTCGGCTAGGCCATTGCGAACGCTGTTTAAGACTGCGATGTTGGCAGGTTCTCCACCAGGGGCTAGGCAGAAGATATGGATCGCGCCTGGGGTAGTGGTTACCCTGTCGCCACCCAGCAGGCCAATGGTCTTAGCTTTAGACCCAGCACCCATCAGCCGCTCTGCTTCTTCGTTGAAGTCAAACTCTGATACCAGGTTCTGAGTTCTGATTTCTCGCATGCCACGGTTGATAGCCTCTTCAATAGGTTCAGCCTCAGCACCACCTTGGGCAGGCTCAACGTTAATGACGCTGCCTAGGAACGCAAGCGGCTGGGTGATGCGATTAAGGCTATAGGCGGGCACGTTGTATTCTCCACCCAAGGCCTCAGCTTCAGCATCTACGGTTCCAGACAAGTTGCCAGGCGGGATGACCAAGATGCTCTTGGTGAAGAACTTCTTCGAGGAGCCCGAGGTAACGACTTCAAACCCGGCTGGAATTGTGTAAGGGGTGTTCCTAGGTGCGGTGAGAGTGAACGTCAGGCTGGCCGTAGCCTTAGCACCCAAGCTTCTCGTCACCCCGGCCAGACTGAGGAACTGAACGATGAGAGCTAGAGGCAACTTGTTGCAGCGGAATAGGAACTCTGCGGCTGCAAACGCTTGGGCTCTTAGTAGAACACCAAGAGGTTCTCCAGAGCTGCGATCGTTGAGCTTGCCTCCGCTGAGGAAGGACACAAGGTCAAAGGCTTTGGCGAAGATTTCCTCCTCGGAGCGATCATCAATCTGAGGAATAAAGAGTTCTAGTTTTTCAGTTTCAATAGTCATTGTTTATCCTACAAAAAACCCCTCCATTGGAGGGGCGTCAAGTGTTTTCTCTAAGCTGTTCTTTGTGATTTTGCTGGGGTCATAACGGCATCGTATGCTGACCATCCCGTGCTTAGTCGGTGCCAGATAACTCCAACGTCTATACCTACCTCTTCCGCCCATTGGCTCATATTCTGAGTCCGATTCCCAACGGTTACTTTTCGGTTTCTTCGGGTGTTATTCGCCTGCTGTTTCGGGGTTGCCCATATACAGTTACCAGGTTCATAATTTCCATTCGACTCCTTTCTCTCTAGGGTATGCATAGGAGGTTTAGGCCCCATGTCCCTAAGAAAGGCAGGGAAGTCATTTAGCCACGGGTCACAGACTTTAATTCCCCTTCCTCCATAATTATGGTAGTCAGGGTTGCTAGGACTAAGACATCTATTCCTCATGTTTGACCATGACTGATGCTCCGGCGTTCTCCAAAGCCCGTGTTTGGCATTAGCCGTATTTCGAGCAGCGGTTTCCTCACTCGCTAGGCACCCACAACTCTTTGTCCGTCCGGACTTTAGATTCTCACTGAGAACATTTGTTGTCTCTCCACAGTCGCAAAGACAATCCCATGCAGTCCTCATCTTGCCTCCTGAGAAGGTGTCTTTTCTGTTGAGGACTGTTAGCCGACCAAAAACTTCGTCAGTTAAATCGATGAACTTTGGCATTTTTTCTTTACGTTAATGAGGTTCGTTAATATTTTGAGAGGGCAGGCCGGTTAACGACTCCGGCTTTTCAGAAAAGCTCATGACTTCTTTTCCTAGCCCATGCTTATTTTAACAAATGGGAAATTCTCATTGTGTTCAGCCTTTATCTCAGAAAGTTGAGAATGAAGTCTTCCTGTGGGATTCCGCGATAGGCATAGGCTATGACGATTTGTGCCCCGCCATCATCGGCAATCTGACTACTTGTTGAGAACTTAGCTTCAGGAATTTCTTTTATAAGTTTTTGCATTATGGAAAATGCATAAGTTGTCCAGTCGAACTGGGAAGTGAATAGAGGAGACTCAGTTCCGTATGAAGGTCTGAGAGGATTCTCTAGAGGAAGCGTATCGAGGAGTGAATCGATACGGGACTTCACCCAATCAGCTTCAGTAACAGTTTTGAGGTTGCCTGTCTCCTCGTCCACGGCGAGTGGATAAGTTAAACCAGTTGTCATATTCTTATTGTCCTGAAGTCGTTAGAGAGTCGCCGCGAGTATCGAGTGCGCCCACGACAGCGATGTCTTTGCCGTTAATGCGGGCGCTGCCGCTGATGGCTATGTCACCGTTAATAGAGATGTTTCCGCCAGTGATCGTGATATTCCCACCACTGCTGATTGCGATCATGCTTCCCCCAGCGGTGATGGTGATTGAGTCTCCATCGAGAGAGTAGGCAGAGCCCACGGTTGTCTCAGACGTTCCAGCAATATTGAGCTGATGCTTTCCTTCGATGTCGTAGCGGTAATCAAGCTTGGGGTCAGTTTTATCGAACGGTGGGTTGATGTCGTTTATGCAAGGCAAGTACCAACCGTTAGTGTCGATGCCGTCGCTAGAGAAAACCAAAACGGTCTGCCCGACCTTAGGCAGCGGCTCATCGAGTTTGAAGGTTGTGCTTAGGCGACGAATCCAATGAGACTCAAGCGAGGGATTCGCTGGGTTGACAACTTTAATTCGTCGCCGCCCAAGTTCGTCTTCATTGTTTGAGACCACCGCTAGGTAAGCAAAAGGATTGCGATCGCGCAAGTCGAGAGCGACTCCAGCTGCTTTCTCAGCGTGGCTTAGTAGTGAGAGGATGTCCATGTTCAAATTGAGTTTTGATTTAGACTTGAGAAAAACTTTCGAGTCTTAATACGAGTCTCGTGGGTCTTGTAAAAAACCGAAAAAATAGAGTTTTTTGAGCCCTTTTTTGGTGTGCCAAAGTTGGCGCGTATGTACCAGATGTGGCGCATATGCACCAAGGGTGGCTCACTTTTTGAGAAATTAATTTTGGTGTGCCAAAGTTGGCGCGTATGTACCAGATGTGGCGCATATGTACCAAGTTTGGCGCAGCAGAGAGGTTTGAAAAAGGGGGCGAAAAATCAGCTTTTTTCAGGGCCGATTAAACTGCTTGGTTTAGTTGAGATTTAGATGTACCGCTGCGGGTCAACTCGTGTGCCGCTGACTCGAAACTCAAAGTGCAAATGAGGGCCAGTGCTGCTACCGCTGTTTCCACTCTTAGCTATCTGCTGGCCTTGGCGAACCGTAGCGCCGGGAGAGACAAAAATATTGTCTCCATCGAGGTGGCAGTAGTAGGTTTTGATTCCACCAGCGTGAGCGATGACAATGTTGTTGCCAAAGCCTCCGCCGCAGCCGCTACCTCTGTACCCGTTGAGGGGGCAACTGGTTGTAACTGACTCGACAGTTCCAGCCGCTGATGCCCATATGTTTGTACCGATGGGACAGGCGAAGTCCACACCACCATGCTGTCTTCCCCAGCGAGGGCCAAAGGGAGAATTGATGGGTTGGGAGACAGGTCTGATAAAGCCGCCTGCCTTTGATGCAGGAGCATCGCCACTGGGGGGAGCAGTGCCAGACGCGCCAGCTTCAGCCGCCACAGGTTCAGGGGTCAGATATTTATTGCGGAGAGGTGTGTAGAGCTTTCCGCTGGTGACGAAACCTGTGTCTGCGCCCAGCGTGTGAGTCACAGACTCATGCACCCAGATTCGATTGAGGAACCCGCCGAGCTTCTCAGTTCGAATGGGGTCATCAGGCGTCAGGATAAGAATTTCAGGAGTTGAAGGAGCCGAGTAGGTAGCCTCAATCCCTTTAACCCGCTGCTCATTAGCTCTCCGCTGCCCGTCTTCGAGGTCAGTAACACCAGTAGTTAGAGGGCGATTGCTATCAACGTTAGAGCCAGTAGTGGATTCGGTTTCGTCTGCACCTTTGGCGTCTGTTGTCTCAGCGGTCTCCTCTTCGATTAACCCAGTATCCGGGTTGAGCTCGAACTTCTTGACCCCAGTGGAGTTTTGTTCGCCAGGTTCAGAAGAACGCGCTGAACCACCAGCCGACTGAGCTTGATGGCTCACGCTGAAGTTATTTAGGTTCTTGCCGATGGCCAGGGTGTAGATGTTGTCGTTGCCCTGCTCCAGCGTTTCTGATCGCGCTTTAATCTCCAGGGTGTTGTTTCCAACATTCTTAAGGATGAGCCCGACCCGCTCGCACTCCTGCAGCAGAAATTGGTAATCAGTCAGCGCTTTCTGGGAGATGTAGACATACCTGGGCCCTTCAACCTGCATGTCCACTCTGAGGCCATAGTTAGCCGCAATCTTCTCAGCGAGCTGCTTGAGGGAGATGTTGGTATAGGCCGAGTTCTTGGGGGCCTGGTGCATCACCCAAGCAGCGGCTGTGCCTGTGAACTCTAGAGTCGATTGATCATAGAGACTGTAGCTCAGGCCGGTATGAATGAAGCTATAGGCAACCAGGGGCTTTCCGTCGAACCCGAGATAGAGGGTGATTTGCTGACCCGCTAGAGTCTCGCTGCGCCCTGGTACATCAGGGTTTCGCTTAGCCGTGCTCTGGGTAGCGGCTTCTTGACTCGTTGAGGTTTCCTGTTCAGGGGTGAGTGCTGCGCCCTGGTAGTTGATATCCATCGCGTTGAGCAGGGCGGTCGCCTCGTCTTCCCACGCGTTATAGGCATCGGGGAAAGCGCTTCTTTGAACTCTTTGTGCGGCCTGGCCTTTAGTAAATTCCTGCTGACGCTTCGGGTAATCAAAGAGCCCTTTGTTGGTGCCAGCTCCTCTGAGGAAAGCGCCCGTTGAGTAGGAAGGATTAGTAATTTCTGCGTAGCTGCCCCAGGCTTGGGAGGGTCTTTGCTGGAAAAGCCCAGCGGAGTCTCTATCGCCGCCCCTTAGGTTTCTGAGACTGGATTCCTGAAGTGCCGTCATCAGGGCTACTTCCAAGTCCCATCGGGTAGCGCCTAGGCTAGCTCCAACACTAGCGATCGTGTAGGCATTGCCGACTTGTTCAGCTGTGAGGGTAGAACTCCCATATGACCCTGCCGCTGGTGCTGAACCAGAGATAGCGGGAGATGCTGAGGTCTCTGGTTCAGCTCCAGCAGCTGCGGCCTGACCAGGTTCCTCTACAGGCTCAAGCCCCTCGATTTCCTTGATGTAGGCAAGGAACGCATCTGTTACTTTGCGGTCTTCGTCGTAGATGCTGAAAGTACAGCCTGATAGGCCTTTACCTTCTGAGAGAGTGACAGAGACTGCACGCAGTTTCCCATCGCCCCAGGAGAACGTTTGGCTCTCATCCCCCATACCTACTTCAATTCGGGCATACGGTTGGAACATTGTTTACAAGAGCCATTCAATGAGTTGTTGCGGGCTCAGAGAAGCAGGCCCGCGGATGGCGCTGAGGTCTAAGCTTTGGGTGTTTAACTGGGACAATGCCGGTGCGATCGCGCTAGAAGCTCTGGACTGAATTTCTTCAACGCTAGGAACCTCAATGGTTTGTCCAGCAAGGCTTTCAGGGTCGAAGATGTCTAAATTATTTAGTTCAGCTAGCTCTCTGAAATAGGAGGTGTCCCCATACAAAGAACCGGCTAGAGACGATAAGCTCTGGCCGGGTCGGATTTCTTGAGTTGTCACGTTAGCTCCTCAAAAGCTCTGAATTAGGTGCCCACTGCCGACCGTCCCAGGTGCCTACGGTGCCTAAGACCTGGTTGTTGTTGTCTGTTATTTGAACGGTGCCGGTATCGCTGGTCAAGAACTTGAATGACCTAGAGCGAACCCGCTGCTGGATGTCTGGCTTCAGGCGGTTGATGTTAGCGGATAGCCAAGCATCGGCTTGTTGCCTAGCTTCTAGCTTTTGCCTGTCGGTCAGGTCAGGGGTAGCTGTACCAGCAGCTGGTGTCTCTGTGCCAGCGGTGGTGGCTGCTGTGGGAGAACCAGGTACCTCAATGAATGTGATACCGATTCGTCCTATAGCTGGTTCCCCGTTTAGCCAAGCCTCAGTCTCCCAACTCAGGTCGGTAATGTAGGCAGGGCCATAGGAGAACGTCCCGTAGACAAAGTAGATAGCAGGAGGCTTAAAGGTTTCAGCGGCTGGAATCGTTAAGCGACCTAAGCCCTCAATAAGTTCTCTGCCCGAGCGACCATCACAGAAGGTATCGAGCAGCAGGTTATCAAGCCTGAGCGTGGTGCCCGTGGTATATCCGTAGACCTGAGGTTGCCTGGCCGTACCACCTACGGGCACCTCAGTGAACTTGGCTGACTTGCTGAAAGCCTGCTTCTCAGGGGCGTAGAGGAATTTATAGAGGATTGCGCCCTTCTCATCGACCAGTTGTGCCGGGACTCCAGCTGTTTTGGGAGACTCAGCCAGCGCGTTAAGGGCTTCAGTGTTGACGATTGTCATTATGCAAGCCTCATCTGTGACTGTTGAAGGCGCATCTCGATTTCCCGAATGACCTGACTAGCAAGCTCTTTGGGATTCGTTGAGTTACCGGCGTTGATCGTGATTCCCCCAAAGTTGATGCTGTTGCTCCTAGGCTGAAGCAGCGCGGCCTGTTGCTCACGATTGAGAATTAGCTCGCTTGAATTAGCAATCACTGGGCTCGCCCCAGCGGGCATAGCGTTCATTTCCCGTCTGAAGGCATCTGGGATGAAGCCAGCAGCTGCGTTAGGAACACTGTCAGCTCTGCCTACGCCCATCCCAGGAATACGGTTCACTAGACCTCTAACCGCATTGAAAGCGGATGTAATTCCACCAATCACAGCGGTGATAGCAGACCTCAGAAGGTTGAAACCTATCCGCGCAGCTGCGATAACCGGATTCGCAAACCCTGTCACAGCCTCGAAGACAAACCTCATCACATCTTGGAAGGAGACGCCAAAGTATTTCATGGCTCCTACGATGACAAGGCCAACGCCAGCGATCGCGAGGATTACAGGCCCTGTGAGCGTGGCAACGATACCAGCACCGATTAAGACAGCTACAGTGGCGAAGGACGAGAGGATAGCTGGAACTGCGGTAGCCATCACAGCCGTGAGTAGTGCCGCTCCAAGAACAGCTAAACCACCCATCATCAGTACTTGCCAATCAAGGTTTGCTAGGAAGGAACCTATGCCAGAGATGACAATCTTTCCAACGTTGAAGAGCCCTACCAGCAGTGCACCGTAGTCCATATTGCCAATCATGGACAGGACTTGTGAAGCAAAGAAGTTAGTGGCCTGCGCCAGCGCTTTGCCTACGATGCTGCCGTAATCGGTAGAGCCAGCACCTCTAGAAGCGTTGAAGCCTCTCAACAAAGAGCTGATTGACTCAGAGATGAACTTGCCTGGCGCTTCCTTTAACTTCTCGAACGACTGCTTGGCACCGTAGACAAATTTCGAGATACCGGCTTGGTTTCTATCCAGAAAGCCGCCTAGCTGGTCGAGCTTATTACTCGTCCAGTTGATGGAGTTATAGAGTGACTCCATCGGGTCACCCATCTCAACCCCGATGAGTTCGAAGATGTCTTTGAGGCTGCTTAGCGGCCCACCAGGCGACATAATCTTCTTCAAGAGGTCGTTCGTCGCTTGGATAACCGTCTGGTTCCCTTTAACATTGGGCTCCAGGTCGCGCATCAAGCCGAATAGACCAACCTGCGGGTCGAGCAGGCTAGATTTAAGACCTTGAATCAAACCCTCAATACTCTGTGTGGATGCTGCGATCACCTCGTCAGGCACAGCGAGAGCGGCTTCTAAGACTGTTGCGCGCTCACGAGCGGTCATGTCCTTTAGACCCTTGCCCATCTTCTGGGCTTCTTCCTCAATGAAAGCGATTACGGCGGGGTTAGCCTCAAAGAACTTGAGGTTTTTCAGCTCTGCCAGGCTAGAACCACCCAACATTTTGGATAGGCCCTGGCTAGCTAGATTCGTGTCAACACCAGACGTAGCGGCTCTCAGAGCACCCATTTTGGTGATGGATTCTAGGGCCTTGGTGTAGTCGGCCTCATTGAGGACACCATCAAGCCCCTTAAAGGCGGGAATGAGGTTATCCATGATGCCCTTACCCAGGCTCACATAGTCCTTTGTATCCCCTGGGAGAGATGCTGCGGCCTTGGCCATAGAGGCTGAAAAGTTGTCGATGAACTCGGTAGCCTCACCGTAGCTCTGGCCTGTTAGCTTCATGAAATCGCCAGCGACGGCGATATTCGATTGCTGAATGCCAACGACTTCTCTCATTCCACTAGCTAAGGCACCAACACCTCTAGTAGCGGCCCCTAACCCAGCGGTAATCGCGCTGGCCATCAGGTTCCCCTGAAGCACGCTCGACCGCATTGAATTGTTGAGCTGAGCGAAAACGGATGATGCCTCATCCTTCGCTACAATGCGTGTCTGAACGGTATTTGCCATAAAAATAGCCCCGCGTGTGCAGGGCTTATAAAAGGATCAATGGTGGTTGGTTATGCCCTACGACACTTCCAGCCTTTGTGAGTAGCTTGTTGGCCTTCAGCGACCCTCAACATAATGTTGAAGTCAAGTTTCACCACTTCACAGAAGGCGTTTAGATTGACAACACCCACCTCTGTCTTGTCAGGGTCCGTCACGTAGTATCGAGCCCGAAGAGACGATTCATCTAACTGTAGATTTTGAGGCTTTAACAGGGTATAACCAGGAACCAACCAAGACTTGGAACCATCCCTGTTTTCAACAATGTAGTTATTGGAAGACCCCATCTTTTCCTTAACACTTAGATTCTCCCCAATCTTTTTACCGATTAGGGAAGCGTCCACAGGCTTTTTTCTGCGCCCGCTTCTGGCAGGTTCAGTCAGGGTACGTTCGACAGGCCAGCCTGCTTTGACGCGACCTATAAGGGTACTTTGCTTGATACCTGTTTCAGCAGCCCACTCTGCGTAAGTCTGGGTTTTGCCTTGATATGTAAGGGTTTTAGCGGCCATTTGTTTATTTGTTAGATTAACTGACTCCTTTAGAGTACGGAAGAGTCAATATATTTGGGTGGCCAATTTGAATCCTGAAACCCTTGCTATATAAGGCTTTCAAGCCTATCCGTCGAGGATGCTCTGTAACGAAGTGCAGGTTGCAGTATATAGACCTATGCCGTTTCGTTCGTTGTGGGGCATTCTGAGAGGGCACTTTTTCGGGATTTTAGCCATTTTTAACGGTTTCCCACTCGATCGCATCTTCACCTCCAAAAAGACCGAATACTTTCTGATTTGTTTGGGCTTGCTTCTGTTGCTCAGCAGCGGCTTGTTGAAGCTTCTGGGTTGTTTGAACAATCTCGACGTGATACAAGGCATCACTAATGTCGAAGTCCAGCATCTTCAGATAGGCATCATTAATAAAGCCGCCGCAGGCTGACAGTATTAAACAGAGAAGACTCTCAGCCGTGAACCCTCGACCGGCAATACTAAACTGAAGCTCGGGCGGCTTGCTCTGCTGCTTTCTTGGCTGCTTCGGCTTCTTTTGCTTTGGCGTTGAGATACTCAAAGACAGATTGAAAGGTGGCGAGGGCGCTGCCCAGGGCCTCCATATCCCGAATGTCTAGGTCATCAATCCAGGTGTCAAAGTCTAGGGTGAAAGGTTCGCCATTAACATCAGTGATGCACAGGTGGCAAAGCTTAACTGTGATACCAGTCTCGCTAGCGTAAATGGCATTCTCAGGGTCTTTAGCCCAAGAATCCATCAGTAGGAATTGCTTAACTTTGGGTTCTTTGAAGGTGACCTTATCGCCATCGCGAAGAGCAACGCGGACTTGGCCATCGTCTAGAGTTTCAACCACAATGTCCTGAGATTGAGCTTTGGGCGCAGCGGGTAGCGGGTCAATATGTCGGGTCTTGGTAGGCATCTTTTTATTCGAGAAAGGGTATTAGGCCCGCGCGAGCAGGCCATTTATTAGTGCGATCGCTTAGGTGAAGTCGTAGTCATCGACTGAGTACGTGACTGACAGCTCGACAACGTTGTCGCCAGCGCCGGTATCCATCGAGTTCATGAATTCGAGCTTGGTCAGGCGACAGCCGTAGAAGAATAGAGCTTTGCTGCCTCGTTGCTCAACACCATCACAGCGGCGAACGGGTCGTACTTGAACCTGGAAAGGATCGCCACAGCGAACGGACTTGGCCCACTCATAGGCAGCTTGGTCGTCGGCATTGTCAGGGTCAAAGGGACGACTGATAGTGACTTCAGCGATTTCAGACGAGCCAGAAGTAGCGTGGCGCTTGCGGTTGGTGCTGCCATCAGAGAACATGGCGCGGCTGATGGTCTCAGACAGACCAGACATCTTAGACCAGTAACCAGCAACACCCTCAACGGTGACGAGCACGTCACTGTTGGTCATTGGGTCTTTTTGTTGTAATCGAATCGACATTCTTAGGAGTAGCTCCAGAAAGGTTGTTAAAGGGTTAGGGCCCAGCGATTAAGCCAGGCCCAGGTGACTAGTTGGTGATTGTCTGACCAGCAGCAGCAGCGCTTTCGACTTGGCCGATGCCCACGCGGATGGTGTTCACCAGGAGCTTCTCCAAAGTTGGTGAAGGGGCGACGTACACTTCGAGGAGGACGTTACCGTTCTCAAGGTCATCAGCTTGATTGTTGGTGCGATCGCAAATGCAGGCGAAGGCTTCCTGTTCGCTCTGGCCGTAGAAAGCACCACTGAGCCAGAACCGGCGACAGATGGAGCGAGCAGTCTCTTGAATACGAGAGAACAAAATACCGAAGCCATCGACGGTCGAGAAAATCTCGTAATCAAAGGCATCGCGCAGGGTGCCATTCAAGGCATTCAGGATGACCCTGGTGTTGACGAAGGTGTAGAAGCTATTGCTAGAGCGGGTTCTAGCGCCCCAAGCGACCACACCCAGGTTCAAGAGAAATCGAACGAGGTTAATACCCAGTGGGTTGAGAACAGACTGTTGAGTGTTGCCAAAGCGAGTCTGAACATCCTTGACACCCTGGACGGGGAACTGAGCGCCAGCGGGAGGTTGATGGTATCCCTGGCTGCGGTAGCGACGAGTAGCTAGGCCAGCGATCGCAGCAGAAGGAGGCACAACACCGTCTTCCAAATCAATGACGTAGGGAGCATAAAAGGCCAAATGACCTTGAGGAGTGCTGTACTGCTGACCGTCAGTTTGAATTTGAGCCACGGTGGTTAGACCAGGGCCACAGTCAACGAGAGCCATCCAGTCAAAGTCTTTGTCAGCGCAGAGGTTCTCCATAGCAGTACCCAGGGCCAGACGGTCGGTGGCATCGCTCAGGTTTTGGAAACCCTCAGGTGCAATCAGGAAGCCTTGATCAAGGTTCTTACCACCCAGCGCATCAAAGGTATTTTCGATGGCGTAGATGTAATCGCTGGCGGTAGGCAAAGACGCAGGGGTAACTTCATCAACCTCTAGGTCAGCATCAACCGAAACAACGGTTAGAGCGACAGCGGGATTGTCAGAGCGAATCAGAACGCTGTCAGTACCACCAGAAACAGCGGTTACAGCGGAGGCAACAGCAGAACCGTTGATGGCCAGGACATACTTGGCGATGGCCTCAGCTTCAGTCTCATCACCCACCAAAGTCGTGGAGACAGCGGTACCGTTGATAGTGATAACGACAGCGCCAGCGGTAATGTCAACGAGGGTAATCTCGAACAGGTCAGCGATTCGGGTGCGAATGAAGAACAACTTGCCCTGCCGGTCGTTGCGGAAGAACAGCTTCACGCTTGCCTCAGAAGGGCTAGAGCCAAACTGATTGCTGAAGTCTTCTAGGCTGGTGCACAGGGTGGGGGTGCCGTAGTCACCAGTGGTTGAACTGCCGACCATGTAGACAGTATTAAAGCTTGCGAGCTCAGGCGCTCGGTAACCCGCGGTGGTCTCGACAAGAAACGTGCCGGGTCGAGTAAGGTTGGCAAAAGTGGTGGATACCATAGTTAGATAATTCCTAATCTGATTGGTTGGAGATGTTGACCGTGAGGGTCGCGTCTAAGGTTGAGTCGTCGGGTTCGTCAACATCGAAACCAGTCTTGGCTCGATAGACACCGATGGTGAGTTCATTGAGTGCGGGGGGTAACTCAGGCGTGGGGCCAAAGGCTGGGTCTAGGCCAAAGTCTGTGAGAGTGAACTCAATGTTGAAAACTAGGTTGGCGTATATGAGCCAGTCGCCTTGGTCGGTACCATTACGCTCAACCTGTACTGGGAATTCATTGACACCAGGGGCAGCGCGACGAATGCCACCGCAGCCGCTGAGCGATAGCAGTGCCTGAGCTTGGATGTACTGAACTAACCCCTCCAACTGCACCAGAGGTAGTTCGTTAAGCGTGAGGTCGCCAGGGTAGCGATAGACAATCGAGTAGCTGAAGGAGCCAGAGCCGGTGATGCCTGTTATCTCTGAGCGCTCGAAGATTAAATCCTTACAGGGATATTCGATCGCACAGTTCGCAGGGTAAAGAGCTTCGCTGGTGCTGGCCACCGAGTAAAGCTCAGCAGGCGGGTCAGCATCGTACTTATCGATTCTCACGAGAGAAGACAACCAGGTCTTAAGTCTCGTTCGCGTGGTTTGGATGTTACTCATCTAGTCCTTATCCCGCCTGAGCACGAGCTTCCATAACGTGTCGTCTTTGTCATCAACGTGAATGATTCTGCAAGGCAGGCCAGCCGTTAGAGTTTTAGTTAATGAGTTTGAATAAACTGGAGCGTTGTCAGCAGAGTTTGTTTCAACATCCACGAAGGCGATCGCGCGTTTGCCATCAACTCTTACAAAGCGATCAAAGGGAACGGTGCGAGCCAGCTCAACATAGATGTCAGTCGAGGTAACACTCACTGCGGTTTCATCATTTCCGATCAGCAGACCAATCAGTCGCGGCGGGGCTGAGGTGATGTATGGTCGAGGGACGACAAGGAAATCTTCAATGATTGAAGCAGTGCGCTCGGCGTTGAGCGACTGATGACGAAACAATAAAGTGCGCCGCTGAGGCAGACCCAATCGAGTTTCGATAATAGCGGCGACATTCTCGACTCCAGCAAGTTTTTGAAAAAGGTTCGGCATCGTTGAGCTGGTGTTGAGAAATAATTTTTAGTCTCGAATTGAGTCTTACGGATGTCAGGAAAAAGCTGAAAAATAGGCCCTTTTTTGGGGTGTTTTTGGTGTGCCAAAGTTGGTACAAATTGGCGTACTGTGGCACAAATGCGCCAACTTTGGCACACTTTTCGAAACTCCTAAAAATGTGCGCCAATGTTGGCACCTTTGCGCCAACTTTGGTACAGAGTGCGCCAAAGTTGGTACACATGCGCCAACTTTGACACACCATTTTTTATGAGTAAAAGTACTCAGTGAGATGAAATTTTTCAAACTCTCAAAAAGGTTTCTAATCTTGCGATGAGTCTTGCTAATCTCAATTCATTTCACGCTCAATATTTTCGTCAAGCGCGCGCGAAAGGTAGCGATCGATCTCTGGTTGAGAGCGGCTAGCCATCAAAACTTTTTGCTCAACGAAGCGAGCGTATGGAGCTGAGTTGTCAAAGTAAAACTGATTCCAGCTTTCGATTTTGCTGAACCAAGAATTTTGCAGTCTCCCTGTGCGAACAGGTGTTCTCGCCTTGAGAATCCCCAAGCCGTAGTCGGCAGTGTCGCTCATTGCTTGAGAGACGGCGCGACGGAAATGTAAGTTGGGATTCTCATGGAGAGGCCCGGACGCTACGAAGGAAACTTTCATTGGTACTGAGTTGTATGTCTCTTAGCAGGGGAGTACTTGCTCCAGTAAATTGGCAGGTTGACGCGACGGGCCAGCTCTTCGAGGAGAGTGTGCCCATCGCGGTTCAGATGCTGAAGGTGGAGCTTCCAGTTCAACTTAGTGTGAGACGTAGAGCCAGCCATGCTGGACTGTCGTGATTCCTTTTTCTGCTCATCAATTTCGTCAAGTTCATTGATGATGACAGACACCCGGTCGATGGTTGCCTGGGAGTAATCCTCTTCAAGTCGGCGTTGAAGGATGTTTAGTCCATCAGTCGCGTAACCAGTTTGAAGAAGAATTACTCCGTCGCTCGGGTAGCCCAGCCTGATAAAAATATCTTCGATGATGCTAGGGTCGAGCTTAGCCATGCTTACGCCTCGAAATGTCTGCGAGCGAGAACCTTGATAGCGACAACATCGGCTGGATCGGTTTCATCGATCGCAGCTAGATCCTTCACACGAACTTTTCCACCCGCGGGTACGAACATGTTCGCAGCCAGGCCCGGAGAGCCACCAATGAGGAAAGAGCGGGTAGCATCGGTTTGAGATGCGGCCAGGTTAGCGGCAACAGCGGTCTGGTAGAAGACTTCGTCATCAGGGCCAAGCACCTGGGCAGAGTGAGTTCGGTTTCCTACAGCAGCGGTGGTAGTCACGGTAGCGACGACGCCCAGGATTTCCCAGGATTCACCAGCAGGTACAGTCGCTAGGTGGGTAGCATCAACATCACCAGAAATGATGGCGACAGCCTTAGAGATATCAACAGTAGGGGTGACATAGATCCCCCTAACAACAACAGAGTTAGACATTGTGATTTCCAGAAAATTAAAGAACTTAGGCCGCGGTCTGAGCTACGTCATCCAAGATGGACAAACCCTGAATGGGGTCATGGCACTTGAGCTGCAGGGAGATAGAGATCTCAGCTTTGAAGACATCGGGATGGTTGTCAGAGACATCGGCCATACGGAACTTCAGGCCCTGGTAGGAGAAGAATGAGATCTTACTGTCCTCGGTACCGGGTGAGCCCTCTTCATCGAAGACGTACATATCCATCTTGCTGGGGTCGATGAACCGCATTTGGTTAGCAGTCGAGGCCACAACATCAGACACGACAGGGATGCCTTTGATGGCATAGCCAGCGAATGGCTGAATGTTCGCGACCATGTTGCCGTAATCAGCATTGACCTGAGTCTCAGCCTGATAAAGCTTTCTCAGTACGTCTTGGTCAATCTCATCGCTAGTCAGGATGAGAAGATTTGTCCCATTGTTTCGAGCAGAGGTCGCGCCAGCGACCCGACGATCGCGCAGCAAAGCAGTTACACGGTCTACGGTTAGAGCCTCAGGGGTACCAGGAGTTGCGCCCCGTTTGACGATGCACTTCCAACGAGGGTAGGTGGTGCGAGAGATGCCAGCGTAGCTACCAGTTTGGGCTGCAATCGTGTTTAGACCAATTACCCCAAAGTGAGTGGCGTTAGCAGTACCGTTGCCGGTATACAACGCTCCATTGATCTGCTGAGTGAGAGACCGAAGAGCATCAGCGACTTCAGTGCCCACAGCAGAACGAACCGCCTGGATTTTGCCAGTAGCAGCAGCTTCGATGAGGTCACGACGGCGAACGCTCATCTGATACTTGAAGTAGTAGTCAGGAACGGTCAGGGCAGCTTCCCCAAGGGAGCCAGCAGTATCGTCAGCGAGAGAGCCAGCGACAGCACGGCCACCAGAGGCAGCATCAGTTAAACGAGCAGCCCATTCGATAGGGCGTTGACGAGTGAGTTGTGAACGAGATGCTAGGAGACCCAAAAGAGGGGTTTCAATCAAGCGAGTCTCGGCCAACGTTTGTTCGGCCACAGCCGACATGAGGTCAGCAGGGCTGTAGGAGTTGATATTTGTCATTGTTGTTTGGCTTTATGGATGAAAAGGTTAAAGAGCGAGTTTGGCTTCACCACTCTGAAGCTCTGCCGTGATTTGTTCGAGGCGAGAGCTGTAGGTGGTTTTAGCGGGGGCAGTCGTAGACTTCGTTTCAGTGCTTCCCGACCCGCTGACACCAGAGGGAGGGATGAAAAACTTACCTTCGTCAGAAGCCAGAAACTTTGTGATGGTCGTTTCTAGAGGAGCGACATCATCGTCCCCGTGTTTAACGAACCATTGGTCGCCTTCCTGCTGAATCTTGTCGCCGTGGTCAGCTAGGAATAAGCGGTAAAGAACCTTTTGGTTCAGTGCGCCAGTGCCTGCGATCGCCTGGGTAAGGGCAGAATTTCGCTTGGCCTGAAGAGTCTCTTGTCGTTCCCGCTCACGCTCAGCTTGAAGCTCAGCGAGTTGGGTTTGGAGAGCTTTAAGGGTCAGCTTATGACTGCCGGTATCGTCAGGGGTTTCAGCACCAGGGTCAGCCGCTGGGGCCTGAGGCGCATCCGTCATCTTCTGCAGCTGCTTCTTCATAGCAGAGACAGCGCCTGCATTGGCGGTATTGACCTCGGTTAAGACTTCAGCTTTGAAGGTGTTGAAGAGCGCGGTGAGTTGCTCTAGGGTTACAGCTTCAGACTGAGGAGTTTCTGGTTGGTTCTTGTCTTCTGATGTCGTCATTGGATTTTTATTTGTCCGTTTAGGATTTTTCTGCATGCAAAATAAAACCGCCCCGACTGCAGTAGGTCGTGGGCGGCTGTGTCTGGTATTTGTAAAGCCCCTTACCAGTTGGGGCACGCGTATGTGTTGAGAAGGTTAGGAGAAAAGCGGGTTTCCTGGTTTGACGAAATACAAAAGTAGGTTTTGTTAGCGCACAGGTATTTTGAGAAGGCTAGCTAGTATGATTGACTACGATTCTTTGCCCGCTCATTTCAACAATGAGTGCGTTACGGCGTTGCAAATCGTCAATAGAGAAATCAAGGGCGACACAAATGACGGGTGGTTTAGGGTAGAGTATGACAGCTCAAACGGCCCCGAGTTGGTGGCCTACTTCAACTTGGATCATTCAAGGTCTAGCGACATCTCAAACTCACCTGTACTTACATCTCAAGTAGCTACCGTCCTGCTGGCTTACTGCCCTGTTAGTAGATTCACAATCTATGGGCATGATGGATACCACACTGAATATGACATCTGGAATGGCTACAAAGTTGTGAATGGAGCACTTGTGGAGATGAGTATTTGTGAAACAGATACCTACCCGCTATTTTGCGACGATCTGTAACTACTCCATGGGTTCAAATTCAGGGATAACAGGTTTAGGAATCTCTGCCACCGCAGCCTCATCTAGAATGGTCTGCCGCTGCTCGGGCGTCAGGTTCCCCATCAGTAGAGACAGCAGCCGTTCGCGAATCAGGACATATAAAGTAGGTGTCAAAACCTGCTCCAGCCGCGCCAGGTCAATACCCAACAACATGTTCAGAGCTTCGATAAGGTCAACTAAGCGATCGCCGCCGAACTCATCCAGGCCTGACACAGCAAGCTTTTCAGCCTCCTGTGCTTCAGCTATAGCAACCAATTGGTAAACATCCTGCAAGGTGTCGGTCAGAATACTGCCGTAGGATTCAAGGCGATCGTCCTCAATCTCGAAGTCCATCTGCTTGGAGACACCCGAGGCCTCAATCGGCTCCTGGGCATAAGCACCGCCAGTACCCAGGATGGCTCGAATCTGCTTCTCTGCTTGGGTTAGAGCCTTATCGATATGCTCAATGATTTTACCTTCGGGTTCACTCCACTCGAACTTATCAACCCTCAAAACGTACTGAAGACCTGTCGGCATGTTTTCGCCATCGTCATCGACGTAGCTGTTACCCAGGTCGGCATCAGGCGTTTGGACAGGCTTATAGGTTCTCTGAAGGTACGCGGCAGTGAGCAAATCATAGCGATGTGACTCAAGCCTTAGACACTCCTCAGCTTTAGGCGCGGCGTGGTTGCCAGACCATTTATCATTGGGTAACTCCAGCTTGGCGACGGGAATAGTTCCAAAGCCATGAGGCACGAGGCTCGTTTGAGGAACCTTAGGCTCTCCCTCGGTTGTAGGCAGAGGTTCGCCCTTGTTGTTTAGAAGCTCTAAGATTTCGCCCTTACGCCCAAGCTTCACATAGGACTGGTAGACCGCGATTTTCTCGCTATCAATGAAAGTCCATTTCGCCAGCTTTAGAGGATTACGCAGCGGGTCACTGGTGTCATCAAGAATCTGAAAGACCTTAATCCAAGACAGCTTCCCGTTAGATTCAGACCACATCGGCACCTGAATGCAGGGGTACAAAACAAGGTTTGTACGTAATCCCAACTGCTCCTCTTCCGCGCGAGACTGAGGGATGACCAGCGCTTTGGGCTTATCGACATGAATGAAGACGGTTTTATACTTCAGGCTCTCAGCGAACAGCTGCTCTATCAACTGACTTTCGGTACGACCCAAGCCATTGTTGTCCTCTCTAAACCCTTCCCAAAACGATTCATTAGTAACGTTCGATAGGTGAATCGTGCCTGAGGTCAACTTAGCCGCCATCTGTGAGATGCAGCTGCCCAAGACACCAGAATACGAAAACTTCTCTAGTCTGGTTTCATAGATTTCATCCTCCTCACCGGGCCGCTGCTTCAGGAACGAGGAGAGTTTGTCTCTTAGCCTCCAGCCGCCCTCAGTGAGAAGCTGAATGCGCTCCAGGTGAGGCTTAGCCGCCGTGTAGTCAGGGTGTTCGGCCTGTAGCTGCTTAAGCGTAAGTTGTGGGGGGTAAATCATAGTTTAAGCAGTTTTGGGAAGGTTTAAGACGTGGTCGCCATGCTTGAACTCAAGGGTGGCGACCACGTGCATGGTTGCGTCGATAACGTGATTTTCTTGACCCTTGGCAGGGCGGTTCATCAAGTTACCATCAGCATCTTTATCCCTATGGAAGCTGGCGAACTCGTCATATAAGTCAGCAGCTTTAGGGCCAAAGAACAGCCGGTTTTGGTAGAACATCGAGTCGCCAATTTGCACCCGTTCCATAGGGCCAGGCTTGTTTCGCTTGACTTCTACAGAGCGCTGTAGGGCAGGAACACCATTAGCTTTGCCGAATCTTCTGAAGCTCAAGATGGAACCAGGGCGGTCATCAGGTAGGAAACATCTATAGATTCCATACTCTTTAGAAAAGCGCGCGGCCTGGGCCTGTAGTTCAGGCTCAGTGACAGGAATGCCTGCTTTGTTTTTCCAGAAATCAATGATGTAATAAGCGCCGCTGTGGGATAAACCAACAACAGCCAGCGCGGGGTGAATATCACCGAAGTCAGCACCTAGATAAATCGACCGGAATGAATCAGGAATATCGTTGGTGATGTGGTGTCTTTCAATTGCCGTAAATAGAGCTCCCTCAAAACTTTCCCAGGACGCTTCAAATTCTTGCCTGAAAATCTTCGGGGGTAGTTCACGACGAGCACGCTCCAAATGTTGACGAGGGAAAAACGGATTGTCGCTGGTTACGAAGTGGTGATAACTCCAGTCAGGTTCTTTGAGAGCCTGCGTGTGAATCTTGAAGAAATAAGATGTTTTGCCCTTCGGCGTCCCAATCAACAGCGCCTGCCAGTCCTTGTTACGAGCCAGCGCAGCAAAGACGACCTCTTCCCAAACAACAGGACTGATGTCTTGAAATTCATCCAGCAGGGCCGCGTGGAGGTTAAGACCGCGCAAGCGATCGCCGCCATTATCACAACCTCGCAAAATCAAGTCAGGGCGCGAGCCGTGAAAGGTGATTCGAAAGTCAGACTTGTTAATGTCCTTTACTAAGGGACATCCTTCCAAGACACTTAATAAAGGAAGCCAGTGAATGGCCTTAGCCATCTTCAGCGTCGGCATCAGAATGCAGACAACCTGCGGCGATACCGGGTCGATGGTTCCTTGGAAGCTAATACATAAATAGAGTGCGATCGTTAATAAGAGTCGGCTTTTACCGAAGCCACGACCGCTACAGAGAACTTTAACGCGGGCTTTATCGTTAAACACCTTCATCTGGGCCCGATGGAGATTCAGGTCTAGGTGTTTCATAAAGTGTCGTATAAAGGGCGAACCCTACATCGAAGAGAGCTAATCCTCGGGTTCGCTAAGCTCAGAAAATTCGAAATCGTCTAGGTCATCGTCAGGCTGAGCCAAACCGATGTTTAGGGTGAATTCTTTTTCAGCAGAGCCCAACTGCAAGAAGCGCTCAAGCAGGCGATCGCTTGGTAAGACAATTTCAGTGTCCTTAAAGATGACACCGCCCTTACCATCGACACGAGTCTTAGTATGAACAACCTCACCCTTAAAGAGCCTTAAGACATAAGACTCAGCGAGAGACTTACACTCATCAAGCTTGTCAAGGACTTCTTCAGCCTTGCCCGCAGTAAAGACAGCTTTAGCAGCTTCGATTCGAGCTTTGAACTCAGGGTATTTATTGCGCCATAAATATAGAGTGTTCCTATCCATACCAACCGCGTTAGCAGCCTCTAGGTTAGAACCACCCTGCTCCAGCACACCAACAATGACGTTGACTATAGCCTCTGAATATTTAATTCTGGCTTTGTTCGTCTTGTTGGTCATCTGCCTATAAAAATAATGACTGTGTTGAGAATTGCTTATGAAAATAAGAAGGGCCCCACCGAAGTGAAGCCCCAGTCCCGAGTAAACCCAACTCAAAAGGAGAAAGACACACAATCCCTCTACCTTTACAGCATGTGCAGAAAACTAAATCACTTGATGAACGACATAGGCAAGGTGATTGATCGCAAGCGGCAACAAGTAGCTCTGATAATCACTCAGGCGCATGCCAGGAGGAACCAACTTAGAGAGCTGAGTGTTCGCTACAACGCTGTCGCCATAGCAGGCATTCAAAGTGCATCTGTGAATGAAGTCTAACTTGTAGAGAGCTTCCCGCATAGTTGCCTGGTCTAAGACGGAGAGCAAGGTCTTTCCAGGGATCAGCTGATAGTTCTCCATGTAGAGCCGCGCGAAGTACTCTTCATCCACATCGTTAAGCTTTCCAGCGTAGTAGAGCTCAATTGCCTCTTCGAGTTCAAGCAGGTTGATGTAAGGACATAACTGCCGCTCGACTGACTCTATATATATATAGTCATTTTCTACTTGAGGCTCTAACATGCCAGTACCTCCAGCAGGTTGTCTCGGTAATCACCGATGCGACCGCATTCTGAATAGGTAAGCCGGTCTAATTTCTTTTCACTGAAGACAACGCGCGAGCTATGAGCCTCGTTCTGTATGATTAAGTCGAGATTTTCGACTAACCAAATAGAAACTTGTTCTCTAATCCGAGCGCTTTTAGAAAATAGGTGAGGTCTGATTACCACGAAGATTCCGCGCCGGACTAGGTCAGCGTAATCTCGATGGATGTGATGTTGAAATCTATAAGCTAGTGTGCGGTAGGCGATACCAGAACGGCGCGCTAACTCCCGCAGGCTAGGGGTTTTGAGATATTCAAGGAAGAGCCGTCGCGTGGCTTCTCGTTTTTTGAGTTGAACTTTTGTCATTATTCATAGCCAGGAACTTATAAAGAGGGTTCCATATCAATGAGGGCTTTGTCTGGCCATTCTTAGGAGTTTCTAGAATGTGCCTCGTTGTGTGCAAGCTAAAGCAGTACGCTTGTCTCCCTAAGTTTTTTTAGGTATAATTGAAATAAGAATTTAACAAGTTTAAATAATGTTTCATTGCAGACTTAAAGAGTATTTAGACTCAGTGGGTCGCAACCGAGAATGGTTTGTCAATCAGACTGGGTTGGGTCATCCCACCGTTTATCAACTCTATAGAGGCCCTGTCAAGCAAATTAGCGCTAAAACTTACCGCGCGCTAAAGAAAACTTTTGATCTGAATTCAGTTGAAGACATTTTCGAATTAGTCGAGGACTAAATCATGTACACCGCAGAAATAACGGCCTGCCAAGGCCAAAACGAGTTATCAACGACAATCTACCGCGATCGCCCGATCGTCTCAGTCGAGGTCGAATTAGTAAAACTTCAGTTGGAGCAATTGCTCAATGGCCCAGCGTCGTTCTTAGTTCAATACGAGCGCGAGGCTGACCACACCTACGGGTCACAAATGCCCTTCGATAGGTAGGCAACAAAAAAGCCGCTGCGGGAAACAACGGCTTTTTTAGAAATTAATTTACTGCGCTCACAACACAATCAACAAGTCAAAACTTCAAGGATGGGTTCCTGAAATGACCGAATCAATCATGTCTGAAATCAATTATACCACGACCAGCTCGACCGGCAAAGGCAAATTAGACGAGCAACTAGCCAACATCAAGGATTCTTGTCCCAAAACAGTTGACGCTATCGACGCTTTGCCTAAAAAGGAGATTCAACCTAAGGCACGCCAGCACATCGGCTACAGAAGTGTGACACCCATCGCTCGGCTGCTGCGTAGCTGGTTCGAGAGGCATGGTCATGGAGACAATGTACTGGCCAGAGTAGCTGGTGAGATTCTAATGAGTCTCATCTGCAACCAATACAGACAGAATGAAGTAGCAATTCCTGACCTAATTTATCGAGACAAGATTCCCGCCGCTCTAATAATGAGTAAGCTGACGGGCCACGACTACAAAACCTGTAAGAAGAATCGCAGCATTCAGCACCTGAGCGGGGCTTTCTTTCAGGAGGTCATCGAACCTTTGACCCGAATAGAAGTTGAAACCAGGCTATTTGGGCGCATCCCGTTGGTTAAAGTGGAGACCTACTCCTATAAATATCATCAGCCTCGTGAGTACGACATCTTGGGGCTCCAGTGCGCTCTAGCAGAGCAAATCCAGGAAGGATGGAAGGATAAGGATATCAGCGCGCGGCAGGACTACAGCAATCCCTCACCCCTATCGGCTGACTTTAAGTACAAGAGCCGTTTAAAGCCTTTTACGATCGAAGCAGCTGAGAAATTGGCTAGTGCAAAGTTCAAGCTGAACACGCAACAGGCCTACCTTAGACTGCACTGTTGGATTCACGACTTGGCTATGGAGAACTGCCCCGATTGGGATTACAAGATGGAGGGACAGAAGGCTTACTTGGCAAAGCTGACCAGCATGCTAGCAACCCTCAGCACGCTGGATATCAACCTAGAAGAGCAATACGTAGGGTCGGTTCACATGACCAGCTGCGGTCGGTTGTACCCCGAGGGTGGTGGTATCGTCAACTTGCCAAAAGCCCTGCGCTGGTTGCTGGTTGGCACACCTCACCCATATCACGTTCTGGTCGATATCGACCTCAAGAGCTGTCAGCTGGTGGCGCTACCCCAGATTCTCGACTGTCCCAAAACGCTAGAGCAGGTGCTAGATGTGATTCACGGTGGCAAATCTTTGTGGGAGCACATTGCACCAGAAGGGTTTGATTTAAGAACAGGCAAACCCGCGTTGAAGCAGTTGATTTACGCTTTCTGTTTTGGAATGCAGGTGAAGTGCCTACGACGCGAAACCAATAAGAAACTCGGGAAGCTGGGGCTGGACTTCCGGTTCTCTAAGCGGCAGATTGCTGATATTCTAGCTAGCCCTCTCATGGCCCCTGTGGTAGCTGCGAGGGAAAGCTTCTTTCAGGATTACAGCTTAGACGCTATCGAGGAGCGGGTTGCAAACAAACGCGCTTTGGTGGTCAAGAATGCTGTCGGGCTCCCGTTCAACCTAAGGGAGCATGCTAAGGAAGTGAGAGCTGAGTACACCCGGCCTGACCAAGCCAAAGTAGCAGGCCAGCTGTTAGCCCACCTCGCGCAAGGGGCTGAGCAGCTGGTGATGCAGCGATTCGTAGCGAGCAACATCATCTCTGAGGCCAATGACGTCCACCTGATTAACTATCAATACGACGGTGTTACCCTCTCAGTCCATATGGATCGCGTTAACGAAGTACTTGAGCAGTGTGATGAGTGGCTTCAGCAACATCACCCCGAACACAAGTTTGAGGCTGAGGTGCTGTGGTTTTTGAAGCATCCTAGATTCTGGGGGCCACGCTGCAACCAGATGTTGGCGACGAAATGGATAACTTCAGGCCGCTACAAGAAGCTGAACAAAGACCCGCGCAAAGCGATATACGGTCGCACGTATCTAGGAGTAAACGACCTGGTCGTATACGAGAAGTGGGATGGTGAGCGCTTTTACGAGTCATTGGAAACTGAACCGCCAGGCTATTGGACTAGGGTTTGGGAGGCATGCTTGGCGAAGCGCGCGGCTGCTTAGCGTTATCGTCAGGGCTCACACAGGGTCGCCAAGGCTCCCGATAGACGGGGGTCTTTTTTTATGGGTGTTTTGGGGGGGGGCTTGGGGTCGGGGCATTTTTTTTATGCTGACATTTTCTCGTTGCAGGTTGTACAAAGTGGTAGGAAAGTAGGTATGAAAGGAGGAAGTGATGGTGTACGGAATATTTATCTATTACTATGTAAGTGAAATACCTATAAGATAAAATCCCTGAAACCCTTACCTTGAAAGGGCTTCAGGCGATGAACAAAAATTCCCAAATCCCGCAAATCATTCTTCGCTAATCCCTGAAACCCTTGGTATATAAGGGTTTCAGGGATTCTCTGTTTTTGGGATTGCGGGATTCCTAAAACCCTTGCTGTGTAAGGGTTTCAGCGATTCGACCTGTTTTCCACCCCTCCAGCCGCCCGTTTTTGCGGCGATTCTGCGGAAAAGTAACTCCATGTGGCCCCAAACGCTTTAATACTGGAGTTAAAGTAACTCCAGTATGGAGTTATTCAAGCAACTCCACCACCCCGCCAAATAAAGTTGCATAGAAACAACTCCACTATGGAGTTAAAGTAACTCCACTTACGGTACAATGGAGGTAACTCCACCAAAAGGGTAGACCTGTGACCACTGACAAAAAGAAAATCTCCGCGTACCTCACCCACGACCTAGAGGCCAGAGCCAAATCACTGGCGGCATCTAAGCAAATGAGCCTCTCCACCTTCGTTGCTTACCTTCTGAGCCGGGAGGTTGAAGCGCACGAGGGCACCACGCCCGCTTCAACACAGGAACCCTCTGTACTGCCCGCAGTACAGCTTGAAGCCCCTGAGCTTCCCCAGGCCGCAGCTGCGGTTAAGTCTGAGCCCGCTAAAGAAACTAAAGCGCCCGTGCTTGAAGATGATGATGAAGACGACGCTGTTCTATACACACCGCCGCCGAGAAGACCGCGACCTGTTGTTATTGAGGAAGGGCTCGCAGGATATGAACCGCCATCCCGAGAGAGAATGCAGCGAGAGATTGGGATTGCTAAGCAGGTTCAAAAACCAGACGCTCAGTTTAATGATGACGAAAACCCTTTCCCTGACGACGAATGTGAACCAGAGCGTAATTTTGACGACGAATACGACGAGGATTTAGAGCGAAAGAAAGAGTGGGAGCTTAACAGCATCAAATCCCAGTTCAGTAATAATCCAGCCAAATTGAAGGAGAAAATAGCCGAGTGGAGGGAAAAATACGCGGCCTGATAAAAATACAGAGCATGTTTTATAGGCTCCCGATAGGGGGCCTTTTATTTTTAACCGGAACTATCGTTGCGCACCCCCTACTGCGAAAGCGAATCAATGATGCCAAGGAAGGCGCGCCGATATTAGCTAAATCCAGCGCCGCCGCCCACCCCCCACCTAAGATAAAAATGCAAAAAAGGAGGTGTTACCTAAGTCGAAAACGCAAATAATGGTCTTTCAATCAATTACTCTTCTGGGATATCCATTCAGCCAACTCACGACCTGACTGCTCATAATCCCGCAGCGCCTCTAATGCGCCATTAAAATTTTCAACAAACTCTGGCTTAGCCTGACTGGCCAGGCTGACATTTTGGTTTAAGCGCTCCATGAGTTGCTTCGCGGCGATTTGAAAGGCTGTCTGGCGTTTTGCCAGTTCTGGTTTGTACGGATCGATAGCCATAGTCTTTTCCTTTTTATCTTTATGTTTAAGCTGTCTTTACTGGCTCAGTCATGAGGTAATTCTTTACCTGTTGCTTGAGCGATTTTCTTGGCTTCGTTCATATACTCTATGGATTCATTCTCTCTGCCAATACCTGAAAGAAAAATAGAAAAATCCCGGTGGAAATATAGCTCTGTTGTCCGATTAACTTCAAGAGCTTTTAGAAAATACTCTTCGGCTTCTTTGTATCTTCCTAGATGTTCATAAACTAACGCCAGGTCATGATATGGCCACCCATCGTTTTTAACTCTTGGATCTTTGTCTTCTTTCCAAAGTTTGACAGCTTTTTGATGGTATTTCAAGGAATTGGATGCCCTTTCTTCGACACTACGACCTTGTGTTCTATGAACATAAATACCTTCGTATTGATGGCATAGATAAAAGTCAGGTGCTAAGAAATTTGCATCATCAATCTTTCTCCTTGCAAGTTCGAGGTATGGTCTTTCATCAGGTGAAGGTGGCCGTTCATGACAAGTGTGCAAAAATTCAGTTCCTTGCCTCCCGCTATTCATTAAATCCAACGCTTCATCGAGGAGTCTTTCGGCCTTATTCCTATTTATATTCTTGGTGTTTATCTCTTCTTTTGCTGATATTCTTATAGTTTGAAAAAATGCCCCTCCGCTTACTAACAGTGCTAGAAGTGAAATGATATCTGAGGATGAGAATTTGGAGATCCAGCTAGACAT